GCCGAACCGATATGTCGTCGTATTCGGCCTTATCCATGTCCATCCACAACTTGGCGCTGGTCGGGTTATCGTCATCGTCGTTCGCCATGCACTGATAGATCGGCACCGCCCCGGCCTCGCTGGCGGCGCGAAGCTTGGCCTTCAGTCGGTCGATGGTATTCCTTGCGATGGCGGCGACCGCTTCCGCGTGCGACATGACAGATTCGTTCGGCTTGGCCTCGCTGGTGGCAGCCAGGCGGGCGCGGGCGAACGCCAGGAAATCGCGTAAGGCCGCCCAATCCTGTTTCCCGACGTTATCCGCTTCGACGCCGCCCAAGCGCTGGCGCAGGTACTCATCGATGATTTCGTTGTCACGCACCGTCTGTTCATTGGTATTCATGTGGCTTCCGTGTACTTGTCCATGAAAAACTGCGCGACGTGTTGAACCATGTACGCCTCCCATTCGGAGCCGGGTTCCTTCTCGCGCATCCATCCGCGGCATTCCTGCATAACGTGCACGGCCTCATGCACCAATAGGCCGACCACTTCTATACCCGAGCGCCGCCGCGCGGACGCGGCATCCATGCACATGATGCAAACAACATCGCCGCCTTCATCGAAATAATGAACACATGCGTGCGCTGTGCCAGTGACGAATGCGGGGGCGTTAGCCACTTTTAGCCGCTTCATTTCACGACTAAAAACGTTTTCGGAAAAGCAGGCGCCCACGCGCACCCTCGCAGGCGGCAACGAAATGTATTCCATCATGTCGCCTTGTCCTTGCGGTCGATCAGGGCGCGGATGTCGCGCGCGATGTCATCGCTATGTGCGCCGGGGTATCCATCCGCGATTTGCGCCGCTTCTTCCAAGGTTCGGGCGATGATGGCGCTGGCGAATGGGTAGATGCTGCCATTCCAGTCGCCAAGCTTTTCAAGGGCGATGCCCATGATTTCGTCGTTGGTCATGGCGTCTGCTCTCCCTCGCAGGCTGGGCATGGCAGTAGATAGTCGCAGTACGGGTCCATGCCATCGCCATTGCAATATGGGCATACCGGCTCGTCGTCGTAATCGTCCTCTCCCGGCAACTCCGGCCGGGCGGGGGTGGGGTTAGGCATTATTGGATCCTCGGGGATGGTGACCATGGTTTGCAGCGCCGAACTCTGTAGAGCGCCTTCCGGTAGTCGATCCCGGAGAGTTCGCAGGCCTGGGAGAGCGGCATCTTGACCCCCATGAACTCTACAAGTCGGTGTTTCCTCTTGTTCCGGCTTTGCTCCTTCGGCGTAGCCCACCGGCAATTTGATGGCTCGTAGTTGCCGTTCACATCGATACGGTCAATCGAATGCTTGGCGCTCGGCCTTGGTCCCATGTCAGCCAAGAAGGCCTCAAAGTCCGACTCCCAGGCAGCGCAAACTCGGATGCCTCTGCCGCCATAATCGGGGTACTTTGCGTCATTGGGATTGGCGCATCGCGACTTCATCTTGATCCAGATGTTGTACTCGGCGGTCTTAGTTTTTCCATGAGTGCGACGGTTAGCGCATATGGAGGCAACTACTTCCCTTTGATAGCAACCACAGCTTTTCAAGACCCCGATCAATAGTGACCTTGGGTCAAATGCCTTTCGTGCCCCGCACGTGCAGACGCAGATTACGGTCCTGCGTCCACCCTTCCGTGGGCCATCAGCTTCGACGGTTAAGCGCCCGAAGGTACGACCGAGCACATCAATCCTGTTCGGCATCGGCGCCTCCTGTCTTCGCAATGTCTCGCCACCCGGAGGGCTGCTGGGCAGCAGTCTCAATCCGAGTCATCAGTTGATTGAAGGCATTCTTCCCAGGCTGCTTAGGGTCGTAGCGAAGCACAACCTCATCAGCCGTGATTTCGTGCGGGCAGCTCACTACGGCTCGCGTCAGGTCTGATCTGTAGTCGTTGCTCATCTCCACCCCTTACGCAGCGATGAACTTGCGGATGCGGGAGTATTCCCAGGTGTAGTTCTGCTTCTGCTCAGCTCGGGCTTCCTTGCGGGTTGGGAAGCAAAGAACGGGCTTCCACTCGCCGGTCCAATTGACTTCGATTACCCAGATATGGGATTGCATGGCTGGCTCCTTAGAACGGAATATCGTCGTCCATGTCGGCCAGGTTCTGTTCTGGCGTCCTGGCTGGCTGGCTTGGTTGAGGCGTAGATTTGCGGTCGGCATAGTTGCTGCGCTTGGGCTGCGAATCGCGGTCTACCTCATCGCCCTTTCCGCCCAGCATCTGCATCTGGTCGGCAAGGATCTCCGTGCTGTAGCGATCAGCGCCCGTATCCTTGTCCTGCCATTTGCGAGTCTTCAGGCGCCCTTCGATGTACACCGAACGGCCCTTCTTCAGGTACTCGCCGGCGATCTCTGCCAGCCGGTTGTAGATGACGACCCGGTGCCATTCAGTCTCCTCCCGCTTCTCCTGGGTCGCCTTGTCCTTCCACTGGGAAGTGGTGGCGACAGATATGCTGCAGATCGCGGAGCCTTCCGGGCTATACCGCACCTCCGGGTCTTTGCCCAGGTTGCCCACGAGAATTACCTTGTTGACGGATGCCATGCTCTATCCTTGGTGGTCAGCAATGATCTGTTCGATCATCTTGTTAACGTAGGCGCTCGCGGCTTCGACCTTGCGGCGCATCTTGGCTTCGAGAGCCATATCTCGGGTATGCCGGACGCAGGTAACGCGCATGGTCGGCTCGATGTGGTCCACGAAATGCAGGTCCGCCGACTCGTAGCCGATTAGCTCGTCTGGGGTGTTGACCAGGCAGTGGGCAACCTCGGCTTCGGGCCGGTCCCAAAGCCACATATACGTCCGGACCTGCCATTCATAGTCCACGTCATAGGCGGATGCGGCAGTGGCTGGGAATGTCGCCAGGGACCAGGACGACTTGATATCGATGATCTTGCGGCCGGTGTCGATATCGCACTCACCCGTTACCCATTCGTTCTCGCGGCGCTCGGTGTTCTTGCTGTGTGAGGTAAAGAACACTTCGTTGTAGAGGGCGATGGATTGGTCTTCCACCAACAGGCCCTTCTCCATGTACTTGCTCGTTACATCGTCCTGATAGCCGTAGACGAATTCCTTGGCGATCTGCTCGCAGTACGTCTTGGCACCCGCCGACAGTGACTTTTCCTTGAGCGGCTCAAGACGCGCCTTGTCCTCGTCGGTCTTCTTCTTCTTCTTGCGGTAGATCGCCGAGAGTTCTTCATCTAGCAATGCCGGATCGATACTCTGCGCGTCGCTCATGATCTTGCCGATGCTCGAAGCCCGGAACTTAAACGGCTGCTTCATGCAAAGCCTCCGTCAGTTGCTGCTCCTGCTCGTCTGTCAGCGCGAAGTTGGACCGCAACTTGTCGGTCGTGTATTCGCCAGCCTTGATCGATGCAATCGCCTTGGTAAAGCGGTCGGCGTTGATCTTCGGCTTTTGCTTCACCATCACCTTGGGCCGCACCCGCAGGCATTCCACCGTCTCGCCGGCCAGCTTCGTCGTGCTGGCGTACAGGGTGATCTGCTTCCCCGCCCAGTCTTCGATGTAGGGGCCGTACAGCTTGGCGATGCTCTTGGAATTCGTGACGTTCAGGATCATCGGCTTCTGTCCGACCAGGTGCGCGACGGTGCAATCCTCTTTCTTGCCGCCCGTGCCCGTCACGGTTTCCTGCTGGACGAAATCTATCGTCACGGTCAGGTCCTCACCCTCGGCCAGGGCATAGGCGCCGATGTAGTCGGGGTTCACAAGGCTTTTCCAATGCGTGCGTGATGTCATTTACACTCTCCGGTGTGGGCAAACTCTCCATGCAGGCGGTCAGCAGCAGCGCGGTACTTTGCCGCTGCTTCCTCCGGCGTAGGAAAGCGACCGAGGTTCTTGTGCATTCCATCTACACAAATTTGAGCAACATATTTGCCCCGGTCTTTGCAGTACGACACTCCTTTCATGCCGCTTGTATTGTTCGACCTCAAAGAGGCGTTATGTTTGTTCTGGGCAGACGTGGCCTCTCGCAGATTGCAAAACCTGTTGTCCGAGCGAACTCTATTTGCGTGATCGATCTCCTTGGGTGAAACCGTCCCGGTCATCCATAGCCATGCAAGCCTGTGCGCCCTGTACAGGCGCCCATCTACTTTGATGGCTATGTATCCCAGGGAATTCAGCGTGCCCGCGCTGGAACCGGCCTTTATGCACCGCCGGCTCTTCTTCCAGACGAAAGCACCAGTCTCAGGGTTGTAATCAAGCAACTCTCGAAGCCGATCTGCTGTGATGGGGGCTTTCCAGTGCGTCTTGCTCATGGCCATTCCTATCTATTCGCCACCCGCGCCCAGTTCTCCCGGGCCTGAATTCGTTGCGAGTCCTTGTAGTCCCAGTGCGATGCCAGAAGCCACAGGGCCAGGACTACTAGGAACTTCCAGCCGTGTTTGCGTAGGTCATTCATTGCCTTTCCCGGCTAATTCTTCTTCGCACTGACGGCGCAACGCGGAAAGGGTTTCCTCACAACTGCGGCCCTGCGACAGTTCAATCAATTCGTCCGGCTCGCCGTCCTCGGTTTCCTTGCCAATGTCCGCGTAGATGGCGAACATGCCTCCTATGTCTTCCATGCTGATAGAGACGCGGTGGCGTTGGAAGTAGGCTGCGTCGTCGGGCAAGACTTTGGTTATGTCGATTACTTCAGTGCGCCCATGTGGCTGCTTATAGAGTGTCACTTTCACGCCGCCACCCTCCGAAGCGCTGCCGCTTCCTCTTTCTTCGCCGGCTCGATGTTGTCCCAGACCTGGTGCATGATTTCGCTGGATACCTCTTCCTCGATCCTGGCGCGGGCCTTCTTGTCGTAGATCAGGCGCACGCAGTGATTCGGCTTCAGCGGGTATCCATTCGCCCAGACGCGGTAACAGACTTCCACGTCATCGAGTACCTTCTTCGCCGGATCGGTGAACAGATACCAATCCTCGATAATCACGTCGTCATCGTTGTCCATGGCTTTCTCCGGCTTCAGCCTCCGCGGCCTCGACGATCTGCCGGGCGGTAAGGGTCAATGTCGGCTCGTCGCCGTCTTCCGCGTCATCAAGCAAGCATTGCGCGGCGATGACCCAGTCGTCAGGGATCAATCCTTTAGTCATGCGTCTCTCCAATCAGCGGGTCGCTATCTCGATGCCACTTCGCCAGCCGATCCAGCAGCGGCGCTATCACTACAGCCAGTGCCAGGCCGGATATCAGGTAGGCAGTCACGTCGCTATCTCCCGCTCCACCGCGCCTAGCAACCTGTTCCGCAAGTCCTTGGTCCAGTGCGACGTATCCTTCGCGATCAGGTGCAGGAGGATTGCCTTGTCGATCCCGTCCAGGTTGTCGAAGAACATCTGATCGTCAACCCGGGCGGTCCACCAGGTAGAGCCATGCTGGTCAGAGTCCCAGCCGGAGAGGGTGGCGAATACGTCCATGACCTCATCCGGGGTAGCGCTGATTACCTCGGGCTCTTTGTGGGCGGTAAGGGCGCTCATTTCCGGGCCTCCAGCATGGCGTCGGCTATCCGGTAGGCCACTCCGGCCATTTCACTGAGTTTGGTCCCCAGCAGGTTGGCCTGCGCGCACATTCCTTGCATCGCCTTGGCGGCGAGGTAGTCGCGCAGCGACATGCCAACGTGCGTTACGACGACTGGTTGATCCTCGGTGCCAAGGTCAGCAGCGAGCGGAAACGCCGGGCCGCCGTCATTGATCTTGTCCATCTCTCACTCCATCCCCGGCACGCCGGGCAAGTGTTCTCGCATCGGGGTTTCGCCAGTACGCGCAGCAGCGTCTAGGGCGAGTTCGTTGCGGTAGTGGGCATGAGCCGATAGGGCGCTAGGGGCTTCAGCTTTGGCAAGCGCGGCCTCTACTTCCGCTAGCGTCTCTTGCACATCGCGGACGGGCTTCCTGGATAGGAGCGCGCGATAGCTATGAGCGATCCTTTCCAGAGCCTCATACAGCTCCACCGCAATCTGCGGGTTCTCCTGCACTCGGCGGGTGAAGTCGGGGGGGATAGACATGGAGGGCTCCTTAGTCGTTCGCGTTCTGTGCCAGCCAATCGTCAATGCCGTCGTAGTCGGCGCTGTACCACTCGCTCCATTCGCCATCCTCGTAGACCTCCAAGCCGGCCGCGTTGCAGAAATCCGGCTTGATGTTGTGCTCCAGTTGGAACAGGTCGTAGCGAGCCAGCGCATTCAACACAGCGCCGGCTTCTTCGAGCGATTTCACCGGCACATGGAACGGCGCCATCGGTACTTGCGGGATATGCCACACGCGCAGATCGCCTTCTTTCGGGGGATTCATCGTTCTTCCTTCTCTCTGCTGCGTTGGGGGTTAGGCGACTACCGTTTGGTGCGCCAATAGCTGATCGACAAGCGACCGCGCATCGTTTTGAATGCGCATCGGAATGCCGTCCTTCGGGTCGCACTGCTCTGCCCAGTCGTCGTAAAGGTGCATGTAGTCACTGCCAACCTTCAAGACGCGTTGCGCCTTCTGGAAGTCATACTTAATGCCCTGCGACGGCTCGTAGGTGATGTACTTGTCGTAGGTCGCCCCGCCGTGGAAGTCGAGTCGCATCGCGGCTTCGGGGTCGTTGTGCAGGGGATGGCAATCGAAGATGTTCGCGTAGACATTCCATCCGAACTTGTCCTCCCTTTGCCACGCACGAACAGTCACGGAGAAGTGCTTGCTCATGAAAACGGTCCATTCGTAGCTCGGCTGGTCGATCTTCAACTCGTACATTTCTTCTTCTCCACTTCGTTAGGTAGGTACAGAGATTCAGGGGAGGGCGGCAGGTGCTGATCTCCTGCATACGTCTCGTGCTATTTCAGGGCGCCTGTCAGTCGGCGTGGCCCAACCGTTGCGCGTCAGCCCGCGCATTCGCCCTCTCCTGAATCACCGCTTCCCGCTACCAGCCAATCACCACCCAGCCGCCGACAAACAGCACGGCAAGCGGGATCGCCCAGTAGCGAAGGTTCGTCATCAAGTCGCGCATGGCTCTGTTATCCGATGGCTCTGCCTGCGGCGATGCTGACGATTCGTTCGTGAGAGAGCCCCCAGTTCTCCAACAGGTCCAGGGCAACGCGCTGAGCCGCGTCCCGGCTCGTGGCGGAGACATTGAATTGGCTTTCCGTGGTGGTGACGAGATAGGTCTTCATGATCGTTCCCTTCGTTTGCTGGGCGAACCGCAGGCGGCTTGTTATCCAATCGACCGCGCAGCGACAGGGACAACTGCCTGCATGCCGCCAACGCGCTCATAGACTTCAACGTTGTCAGTCGCTGGATAGCAGCGCATCCAATCCATCGCTTCCTTCCAGTTCCGGGCGTAGTGCTTCGCCGTCTTGCCGTCGAACTGCGCGATGACAACGAAGCGGGCCAGCAGGCGCTGCTTGATGTGCTTGAGGATTTGCAGGGCTTGGCTCATCTGCTCTCTCCGTTCGGGGTGTTATCAAGGGGCGATTCCAGCGTTCCCATAAAGCAGGGTGTAGAGATCGGGGAGCGCAATACAGCGTCGCTAACACGCTGCCGCTGAAACCGCCTCTTGATGCGCCTGGGGTCAGGCGTTTGCTACGTGTTGAGTGAACTATACATGCAGTTGTTTAGTGAAGTCAAGCCGACTAAGCAGACAAAGTTGAGCGGACTGTATAGCCCACGCAACAGACGTAAAAAAACCCGCCGTAGCGGGTCTCTTATGTTGCGAGCGTGCATCAGTGGGGGGTGAGCCGCTCCACGGCGTCATGTGCCAGGTCAATCGCCAACATGAGCAGATGGTCCTGCAACACCGAGTTGAGCGACATAAAGTGGCCTAACCCCAGGCCGGTCGTACACGTAAGTAGGGCCTCTAACTGCTCGAGCTTGAGCAAGCCGGCCTCGTACCGGCTCATTTCTATCTCTACCAAAGCGGGCATGGAACCTCCCTTGATTCCTCTGATGGTTGCTCATCAGTATGTCAGTGCGGCCCAGTGTGGGGGCGGGCAGCGGGACCATTACAGCACCGTGACGCCCTCACAAAAGGCTCAAACACGCCCTCAATGCTCGCATTGTGCGAGTGTTTAATCTCGCATTCTGCGAGTACGCTTCGCGCCCATGGGGAGACCGCGAGCAACTAAGGTTCAAGACTGGGAGCAGGTGACTGTGCGCCTGCCACCCGGCATGCGCGACAAGATCAACGAGATAGCTGCGCAGAATGGCCGGTCGGCCAATTCTGAGATCGTGGCGCGGCTGGAGCGTACGCTGAACCCCGCCCAGGCCCCGGAAGTCCAAGCCATGCAGGCCGTGTTCAGGGAAGAGCTTGACAGGGCTGTGAGGCTGATCCGAGGGGGTAAGTAGGCAGGTTCACTGTTTGCTTACCCTAGGGGTGCGGTGACATTCTTCGGTAGGGAACGAATCCTCCGAAAAGGTGTCTTATTTCTCGGAACTTAGCGATCTCCGGAAGTTAGCTAGTGCTTAATTTTCCGATGCCCTAAAAGGTAGGAATTTGCTACTATTCACTCAGTGTTTACTTGTAGGTAATTGCCAGGCTTGTGAAGCGATGGACTCACGCTGGCGAGTTGCGTAGTGACCGTAACTGCAAGGCGGTGCCCTTCAGCCGGAGAAGTCTATGAAAGTGCAGAAAAGTAAGCTGGTTAGAGAAGTCTTGGCGGATCCCAAGGCCACGGATGAGTTGAGGGCTGCTATGCGTAGCAGCCAGCATGATCGAACCACACATTCGTTTACGTTCCAATCGCGAGACGGGCATGTCCGCACAGTGCGGGTGCTGGCAGTACCTAAGCCTGCTTGACGCCGCTGGGCGATGAACTTTGCACTGCCCGCGGTCCTGCTTTTCCTTATCGTCCTGCCAGGATTCGTTTTCAGGTCACGCCTCAAGCGTGTAGAGGCGGAATCTGTTGACTACTCACCATTCGGTCAGGTAGTAACGGAGGGGGTGGTGTACGCCGGCTTCCTGCATGCGGGAGCGCTACTAGCCACCTACTATCTACTAGACCGTTCGGTAAAGTTCGATCTTGTGTTCCACATGCTGATGGCTCCAACGACCTTGGGGCCATCCGATTTTGCGACATTGGCGCACAGCATGCCCTGGGCGGCGGAGTACTTCATAGGGATATTCCTGACGGCGGCTGCGGTTCCGCGGTTGTCTCTATGGGTTATTACACGGTACCAATTGGACCATATCGATTCCCGCTTCGCTGACTGGTGCCGGTTCCACCGTGCTCCATGGTACTACCTATTATCGAAGGCGGACTTCAAGATTGACGAGCGGCAACACGTCATCATCAGCATCGCCGCAATTGTGAACGTCTCTGGGGAGTCGTACCTTTACCACGGATTTCTAGACGAATATTTCACAAGTCGGGACGGCGCGTTAGACCGCATCGTCCTCACAAACACCCAGCGGAGAAAGTTGGACCATGACAGGGACCTATCGGAGTCTGAGGGTTCCTCAACTGCGCCAGGTGACAAGAACAACCGGTTCTATCCCATTGCTGGAGACTACTTCGTACTCCGCTATTCGGAGATGATTACTTTAAACGTCCACTATTTCCGCGCTGCCGTATGAGCCGACTCCTTCCTTCCTGACCCGCCGCCTACGGGCGGTTTTTTCATGCCCTGGCCGAGTATGATCGCAGCAGGGGTCATGCCAGTAAGCGGCCACGCGACCCCTGGATTGTCCATGTCTGTCAGTTTGAGGCGAAGCCCGAGCCCGACCGGTAGACGACTTCCCCGATGATCTGCAATCGCTCCATATCCGCCACGGATACGTCCCGGTCCGGGTACTTGGGGTTGTAGGAATGCAGCACGAGCGCGCCCCCGGCCTTCTTGAACACCTGCTTAACTAGTGGCTCGTCCTCGAACAGGACGGCGTAGACAACCCCGTCGCGGACGGCGGTCTTGCTCACGTCCACCATGACCATATCCCGATTGAACAGGAATGGCTCCATCGAGTCGCCGCGGACCATGACCAGCTTGCAGTTGGCAGGCTTGGAGCCCACGGCCTGGAAAAACCCCAGGTTGAAGGGAAGAGCCGCCTTCTCGCGAATCTCCCACTGGATGCCGCCATCCCCGGCGCTCATACGATAGTCCCAACGATCAACCCATACGCGATCCCCACTATCCGCCAGATCCTCGGGCTTATCCCAAACGGTGATCTTGCCCTCTTCTAGTTGGGCGGATGCTCCTACTTTAGGTCCAATCCCTCTCGCGAGCCAAGTAGGCGTCACGCCCAGCGCAGCGGCTGTGGCGACGAGGTTGTCGCCTTTGAGTTCGACGGTCGCCCCCGATAGCCAGTGAGCTATCGCGCTACGGGTCACACGGACGCGTCTAGCCAGCTCGGCCTGAGATATCCCGGCTTCCCCCATCGCTTCTTTGAGTCTTTCTTGCAACGTGGTCATGTTTAGCAGAATACCCGCTTGCGTGTTGAGTGCACTCAGCATAGAATCGGCTTAGCGCACTAAAGTTGTTGAGCGAAGCCATGATGACTAAGCAAAAAGCCATTGACCTTTTCGGTACGGGAGCAGAACTAGCCCGTGCCCTGGGGTTCACCCGGAGCGCTATATCTCAGTGGCCTGACCGTCTGGATCAGACCCGCGCAGACATGGTGATCGGTGCCGCCTTGCGTCTGGGCAAGGTGAAGTCCCGTCGCCACCTGCGTTCCGTCCTGCGCGCTCAGCAATCCGCCTAACCGTTTCATCGTCTGCCCATCCGGTGGTGATGGGCTCTTTTTTAGTTTCCGTTCAACCCGTAATCCAACCCGTAATTCAATTGCATTTCCCTAAGAGAGAAGAAAAAAAATGACTGCTACCCAACAACTTACCGACGCCAAGCGCTTTCTGGCTCCTTCGGACATCAGCGAATGCCAGTCCTACCGCGATGCGGTTCGGCTGGCGTGGAAAAGCCGGGCGCGGCCGAACATGACCAAGGCGACCTTTGCCGAGGAAATCGACGCCCACGCCCCGCACGTAACGCAGTGGCTGCACGAACAGGCTTACGACAAGCATGGCAACAAGCGCGCTGATCTGCCGGCCGAGAAGATCGCTGAAGTCGAGACGGTGTTGGGCAACAGGGCGATATCGCAGTACCTGATGAAGAGAGGGGCACTGACCCTCATGGAAGAAGTAATTGCGCAGAGGACTGCATGACCTATGACGAAGCACTGAAGTACGCAAGGCAGGTCCGCCAGGAGTTGAAGAAGGCGGCAGGAGACAACATCGATGCGCTGTGGGAGCAGACGAACAAGCGCACGTTAGAAGACCAGAGTTTTGCCGAAGCCCTACGCACTATCGGGTTCCGGCATGTGTTGGAAGACCAGCAAACGAGGCACTAAGTCATGAAAGCTCACCGCATCCGCCTCACCCAATCCAGTCGCAAGGCAGCCCTCCAGGCCATTCAAGCCGCGCCGGATGGCATGTACGTGTCCATCCAGGAGGCCACGCGCAGCTTGGAGCAGAACGCGCTGATGTGGGCTCTCCTGACCGACGTGTCCAAGCAGGTCATCTGGACGGTGAACGGCCACGCGGAGAAGCTTTCGCCCGAGGAATGGAAAACCATTATTTCGGCCAGCCTCGCGCAAGAGAACCGCATGGCGCCTGGCGTCCGCGGCGGATTCGTCATGCTGGGCACGTCGACCAGCCGGATGACGATCAAGCAGATGTCCGAGATGGTGGAGTTCCTCTACGCCTTCGGGGCGGAGCAGGGCGTGAAGTGGAGCGCCTACCAATCGACGCCGGGGTGGCTGCAATGAGCTTTCTCAAAGTCCCCCGCCTGCGTTCCGAGAAGCATCGCCGCAACGTCGCCTCCCTGGACTGCGTTGTCTGCGGTCGCCAGGGTACTTCCCAATGCGCTCATGCCAATTTCGGCAAAGGGCTGTCCCTGAAGGCATGCGATAGCCAGACGTTTGCAGCTTGCCAGCAATGCCACCAGTTCCATGACCAGAGCGGGATTGATCGCGACAAGCGCCGGCAGTTGGAAGCGCTGTACGTGGAGCGTACTCGTGACGAATTGATCGCCCGCGGCCTGTGGACGCCGCAACTAGAAGCTGCGTACCAGCATGCCTACCCTTCGATGAAGAGGGCCGCGTAATGGCTCGGATCCGCACCATCAAGCCTGATTTCTGGACCGATGAACAACTCACTGAGTGCTCCATGAGTGCTCGCCTACTGTTCATTGGCATGTGGAACTTCGCTGACGACAACGGCAATCTGCATCGGTCTCCGAAGAAGCTAAAGATGCAGGTTTTCCCTGCCGATTTGGTCGACTGCGAGCCCTTGATTCAAGAGCTTATCGCTCACGGACGAGTCACTGAGTACTCAGTGAATGGCGAAAAGTACTTAAATATCAAGGGCTTCAAGAAGCACCAGGTTATCAACCGTCCATCCGCTTCGTCTATCCCTGAACCTGATTTCAATGAGGGCTCACGGAAGACTCCAAGAGGGAAGGGAAAGGAAGGGAAGGGAGTAAATACATTGTCGGGCAAGCCCGACGATTCGCTTCGAGAAGAAGCCAAGGAAATCCTTACCCACCTGAACAACAAGACCGGGAAGGAATTCCGCCTGGTGGATGCAAACATCGACATGATCGTTGCCAGACTGAAGGATGGCGCCGCCGTGGCTGATTGCATTGCCGTGATCGATGCGAAGGTGGCGCAGTGGGGTGAAGACCCGAAGATGTCCGAGTACCTCCGTCCTGGGACGTTGTTCAACCGAACGAAGTTTGAGCAGTACATCGGTGAGCGAGCCAAGCCTGCCGACACACCGTGGGCCGGGGCGATATGAACGGCCACAACGCGATCATCGGCCTACGCCTGAGGGGTTACGCGCCCAGCGACGTGTGGGTCATGGCTTTGGATGCCGAACCTCAGTACTTCGAGGCCACGCACCCCGAGGTCCTGCTTGCCAACGGGTTCCTGGCGGAGATTGACGTTCTGCCAACCGACAACCCAGCCACGCTCGATTTCCGTTGCCTGCGGGGCCTGACTGCCCATGTCGTAGGCGAGAACCCGCGGCGCGTCCGGGCGCTTTTCAACCGAATCCAGCAGTTTGAACCGGCTCAGGTACTGGCTGTGGCGGACGGGCTATTGCACTGGAAACCCGAATGAGCAACGTACAAAAACTCATCATCCCGAACAGCTTCAACTTCCAGGAGTACATGGTTGACGCTGAACCCCAGGCCAAGGTTCTCTCTCCTGAGGCTTGGCGTGAGGAACTTGTGGAATCGACCCGAGGCGGCAGCAAAGTCTACGGTGCCGAGCTGCCCTGGGCGAAGACCCATGACCACCTGCGATTTCGCGGGGGGGAAGTGACTCTGTGGCAGGGAATCAACGGACACGGGAAGAGCCAGTTGCTGGGTCAGGCGACCCTTGGCTTCGCCCGGCAAGGGGAGGGCGTGTGCAACGCCAGCTTCGAAATGAAGCCGGTATCCACCCTCAAGCGGATGCTGCGTCAGGCTGCGCGCAATGCTACGCCTAGCGAGTTGATGGCAAATCGCCTGATCGACTGGCTGGAGGGCCGGTATTGGCTCTACGACCAGCAGGGCCAGGTAAAGCCGGAAATGATGTACGCCGTCATTCGGTACTGCGCTCAGAAACTGAAGATCAAGCACATCGTAATCGACAGCCTCATGAAATGCGTGCGTGGAGAGGACGACTACAACGGTCAGAAAGACTTCGTGGACATGCTGACCACGTTGGCCCGGGACTACCAAGTCCACATTCACCTTGTCCACCACGTCCGGAAGGGCGAGAACGAAGACAAGGCTCCTGGGAAGTTCGACGCGAAGGGATCGGGCGCCATATCCGACCAGGTGGACCAGGTTCTCACCGTCTGGCGGAACAAGAAGAAAGAGCGATTAGTGGAGAAGATCCTCCGCACCCCGGGTGCCGTCATTGACGAGGAAACCCAAGCGATGCCCGACGCCATGCTGATCTGCGACAAGAATCGGCACGGCGAATGGGAAGGCGGGGTCCAGCTTTGGTACGACCCGAAATCGCTGCAATACACCCCCGACAAACGCTGCATTCCTCTGGACATGATGGGAGAAGATCGATGACAGCTAAACACGCTCATAGCGCTCGGACGGTCATTCTGGACCTGCTCGCGGACGGCCGAGGGCTGACGACGCAGCAAATCACGGAGGCGACCAAACTTAAGGCTACGACCGTATCGGGCACGCTGAAGGTCATGCGGCGCGAGAAGGAAGTCTACGTGGACCACTGGGAGCAGACCGGGAGCGGTCGCAAGGACCGTGCGGTGTGGATGAGCGGGGACCTAGACGATGCAGAACTTGAACGGCCGCTTGCCCCCGCCGATATGTCTGCGGTCGCCGCTCTCCGAGCCCTGTACCACCAAGCTAAGGAATGGGGGCCATTCTCGGTCGCTATGTGGCAGGTCAGCAAGGGATTGCGATGAAGAACTACGCCCTAGGGCGCCTGAAGACCGGTGCCATGAACAAGACCGAGCAGGCATATGCCGACTATCTATCCCAGCTCCAGGCCGTCGGCGGCGTGCTGTGGCATCGCTTCGAGGGGATGACGTTCAGGCTCGCAGACAACACCCGGTATACGCCCGACTTCGCGGTGATGAGGCCGGGAGGCCAAATCGAGCTTCACGAAGTCAAAGGCTACTGGCAGGACGACGCCAGGGTGAAGATTAAGGTCGCCGCCGAGATGTTCCCGTTCAAGTTCATCGCCGTGAAGGCAAGGGCGAAGAGAGACGGCGGCGGCTGGGCTATCGAGGAATTCTGATGGCTTGGCATGAGCGCTGGCAGATGGGCGACCCGGCCAAGGTCTACGAGCAGATTGAAGCCGGCAGGCGCAAGAGGGAGCGCAGAGAGCTAAGGACAGACCCCTTCGGGGCGATTTGGAGAAAGGGGGTAATGGTCATGACGCGGGACGAGAGCGAGCAGATCGAGGAATTGCTGATGAACTGGTACGAGTGGGCGCGTGCCTATCGGCCAGCGCTGGGAGCGCCCAGGGTATCGGCATACGCTCGTGGGGCAGACAGCAGCGACGTGTATGCGGATAGCGATGAGATCGGGGCCAGGATTGCGGCATCCGAGGCGGAGGCGGTAGACGCATGCCTCAATGAGCTACCTTGGCAGGCTCGCTCGGCTGTGGGCTTGCATACGGCCCGTATGGCATCCGATGCGAAGGTACTGCGCAATCCCCGCATGACGGACGAAGAGGCGCACCAAGCGTATCAGCAGGCCAAGCTAGACCTCGTTCCGCTGTTGCGCCGACGTGGAATGCTGAAGGTCGCAGCGTGAGCAGGTATTGCGCAACTGGCGCGAATCATGCAGAATATCGGGGTCGGGGCTCCGTTCGCCCTGAAGAAACGCAAGCCCGCCAGGAAACTGAGCGGGCTTTTTTCGTTGGGCCATACGTAGATGCCGTTTACTCGTGAGCAGGTGCTTGAGCTAGCCAGAAATGCTGGCCTGTTCACTGGAGACGTGCTGCGCGGCGCAAACAACGAGATCGCCGGTACCGTCTCCGGGCCTGTCGATCTGATCGCCGCAGGACTGAACAAGATCGGCGTCCCGGTTGGTTCTGAGCCGATTGGCGGCAGCGCGTGGATGGCGCAACACGGCCTCACCTCGCCGGTAAATAACGAGGCTGCCGGGCTGCTTGGGCAGGTTGTAGGGCTGGCGGCACCCGTAGCCGTCGCAGCCAAAGCGCCTCAACTGGCGGGAGGATTACTGTCCTTCATTGACGACCTCGGCAGCGGGTCGAGAGCTGTGCGTAGTGCGGCTGAAACCCCTTTGGAATCAGTGACGTACACGTCGGCGAATGGTAAAATGAACGTCCCTAGCGATGTTCCGCAGAGGCCATTCCATGACGATTACCCAGGCGCAGTTGGAGGCGACTTCGGCCAGCCTTTGGCAACAGACATTGACGGCCGCACAATCTTCCCCGGAGCGACGATTGCAGGCCGGCGAAGCGTGGGTGGCCCGGATATCCCGCTCAGTGAGGGCGAGGTTAACGACGTACTCGAACGGCTTGGCGTGGGTACGCAGGGAGTTCCCCGAGCAGGTCCCGCTCTACGTGGAGACCCTGGCAGATATGTCCGAGGACCAGGCAAAGGCGGAAAGGTAAGCCGCACGGTTTCATACGCCGATGATCTGCCGTCGGACCAGGCCAACGTGGTTGTCAACCATGAGCTGGGCCACGTCGTGGAGGATTTGGCCTATGGGCGGTCAATCCCCACGAATGGGATCAAGAAGGAATTGCTGAGCAACTACGAGCAATTGAACACTCCCGCCAATTTCAAGCCAGGCCGAGGCGCAACGCCTTCAACGTATGGGTATCCGGAATCTCAGGCAGATGCGGAGTTGATCGCCGAAGCGTTCCGACACTACATCAGCAATCCAAACTCGATGAAGTCGAAGTTTCCCAAGACGGCCGCCCGCCTTCGCGAGTACATCAATACGAACGAGAACCTGAACGAGTATCTGCATCTGAACTCCCTCGCGCCAGTCGCCCCGCTGGGGTTGTTGTCCCTGACCGGGGATACCGACACACCGGACGATTCTGGCACTCCCTGACGAGAGCATTCCCTCCTATTCGATCCAAGCCGCCTAGAGCGGCTTTTTTGTTGGCCAAGAAATGAGCATAGGGCGTCCTTCCTCCTATACGGATGAAACGGCAGCCCTGATATGCGCTCGCCTGGCCGAAGGAGAAAGCCTGCGGACGATCTGCAAGGCCGACGACATGCCGGGCTTTTCGACGGTTATGCGTTGGCTGGCTGACAACTCTGCCTTCCGGGATCAATACGCGCGCGCGAGGGAAGCCCAGGCAGACAAGCTGGCAGAGGAAATCCTGGAGATTGCCGACGACGGCCGGAACGATACGTACACAGACGACGACGGCAACGAGCGGACGAATCAAGAGGTTGTCGCTCGCTCTCGCCTGCGCGTGGATGCCCGCAAGTGGCTCGCGTCCAAGATGGCCCCGAAGAAGTACGGCGACAAGATCGAGCACGTCGGCAACCCGGACGAGCCGCTGAACATGGCTCTGACGATCAAGTTCAAAGCGCCAGGGGAATAGATGGGCGCGCGCGATCTGCCGGTATTGGAGTTCCCCGAGAAGCTCCAATGCCTGTTCCGTCCTGCGCGCTACAAGGTGGCGCACGGTGGGCGGGGGTCGGCTAAGTCGTGGTCATTTGCGCGGGCGCTGCTGGCCCTGGGCGCGCAACGAAAGCTTCGGATCCTCTGCACGCGGGAGGTGCAGAAGTCCATCAAGGATTCGGTACACAAGCTGCTGAAAGACCAGATAGAGGCAATTGGCCTGGGCTGGTTCTATGAAGTCCTGACGACCGAGATCCGCGGCGCCAACGGCACCGAATTCCTGTTCACTGGCCTATCTGACCAGACTGCAGAGACGATCAAGTCTTTCGAAGGCTGCGATATCTGCTGGGTAGAGGAAGCCAAGAACGTAAGCAAGAAGTCTTGGAACATCCTGATTCCGACGATCCGCAAGGACGGCTCCGAAATCTGGGTTTCGTTCAACCCGGAATTGGATACCGACGAGACGTATTCGCGCTTCGTGCTGAATCCCCCGGATAACGCAGTCGTCGTCCAGATCAACTACAGCGATAACGCGTGGTTCCCTGCGGTGCTGGAGCAGGAGCGGATCGACTGCCTGAAGCGCGACCCGAAGGGATACGCCCAGATATGGGAAGGCAAGTGCCTGCCGGCCGTGGCGGGGGCGATCTACTACGACGAGATACAGGCCGCCCAGGAGCAGGGGCGCATCGCCAGCGTGCCGTATGACCCGATGCTGAAGGTGCACGTCATCTTCGACTTGGGATGGAACGACGCCATGTCGATATCCCTGGTGCAGAAGCTGCGGTCAGAGATTCGGGTAATCGAGAACATCGAGAACAGCCATAAGACGCTGGATTGGTACTCGGCGGAGCTGCGCAAGCGAAACATGAACTGGGGCAAGCTGTTCCTGCCCCACGATGGCCGCAACAAGGATTTCAAGACGGGAAAGAGTGCCGAGGAAATCATGCAGGCGCTGGGGTGGGACGTGGCAATCACGCCGAACATGCCTATCGAGCATGGCATCCGCATGGTCCGCATGGCTTTCCCGCAGATGGTCTTTGACAAGGTGAAGGCCGACCGCATCATCCAGTGCGCCAAGCGCTACCGCCGCAGCATCAACCAACAGACAAACGAGCCCGGGGCACCTATGCACGACGAGTGGAGCCACGGGGCGGACAACTTGCGGTACATCGCAATCAACGCAGAGCAGATGACAAACGAAGATTGGGGCGGACCGCTCAACTATCCCAGCTTGGGGACGTTCTGATGGCTAAGCTATCGGATGACGAGTTTCACAAGATTCTGGACAGCCAGATCAACGAGGCTGCCTCCTGGCAGGAAGAGCACCTCAAGGACGACCGCGACCGGAACTATCGATACTACTTGGGCGGTGCTGACCCTGCGCCTGAAGGGCGGTCGCAGGCTGTGTCCTGGGACGTGTACGAGACGGTCGAATCGGCGCTCCCTGACCTGATCGAAATCTTCCTGTCTGGGGATAACGTCGCGGAGTTTGAGCCGGTAGGGGAGGAAGACGAGGCGTATTCGGAGCAGGCGACCGACTACATCAACTACATCTTCCTGAAGCAGAATCCCGGGTTCCTTATCATGAACACCTGGATCAAGGACGCGCTGCTGTCCAAGATCGGGATTGTTCGGGCGTACTGGGCCGAGTGCGAGAAGGTCACCAAGAAAGACTACACGGGGATAGACGAGGACCAACTTACACAGTTGCTGTCTGATCCGGATTCGGAGGTAGTGGAACAGTCCACAAGTGACGATCCGCAGGACGTGGCGGCGCGTGAGTCTGCATCCCAGATGCTGAACACCCTGGCGCCTGACATGCGCGCCCAGGTGCAGGCGTACCTGGATTCACCCATTCGCCAGTTGTACGACGTGACGATCAAGACGACCCGCAAGAAGGGCCGGATCTACATCGACAACGTACAGCCGGAAAACTTTATCGTGACGCCTCGGGCCAAGAACATGGGCGCGGCCGATATCGTGGGCGAGATGAAGTACATGTCTCGTTCTGACATGCGCGAGGCTGGCTACCCGAAAGCCAAGGTTAAGGAAGTCCAGTCCTTCGACACCGTGCTGTCCGAGGATGGCGGGATTGCCCAGACCGCGAACGACGAGACGGAATCGGCCAGGGACACGCAGGAGTACCCGGACGACGCGACGGAACAGGTTCTGGTCTTCGACGGCTTTATTCGCCTGGATTACGACGGCGACGGGATAGCCGAGTGGCGGCGGGTTGTCCGAGGTGGAAACCTGACGCTGGTCAACGAGGAAGCGGAAGACCATGACTTCGTGGTCATGTCCCCGATCCTGATCCCGCACCGGCTGGTGGGGATGGCGCTGGCCGATCCAGTTGTGCCGATCCAGCAGAGCAGCACGGCGATGCAGCGCCAGTACATCGATTCCCTGATGCTGGCGAACAATCCGCGCACGTATGTCAACACCCAGGCTGGGGTAAATCTGGACGACCTGCTGAACAACCGGATCGGCGGCATTGTCCGGGGGCAGCAGCCGATGCAGAATGCCATCTCGCCCCTGGTGACCGCCAACGTTGCGGACTCGGCGCTCCAGGGCATCGAGTTCATGGACAGCCGCAGGGAGGCGCGTACCGGGATCACCCGCTACAACCAGGGACTGGACGCCGACAGCCTGAACAAGACCGCGACCGGCGTGCAGAAGATCATGACGGCGGGAGATCGGCGGAAGCTGATGATGGCCCGAATCATGGCGGAGACAGGCGTAAAGGACCTGTTCCGCCTCCTGCTGCGTCTGGTCACGTCGAACCAAGACAAGCCCGCTACGGTCCGCCTACGCAATCAGTGGGTGCAGGTCGATCCGTCGCCCTGGTCGCCTGAGATGGACGTGACTATCGAGACGGGGCTGGGGACCGGAGACAAGTCGCAGTTGGTGGCGATCCTGGGGCAGATTCTGGGCATCCAGAAAGAAGCCCTGATGGCGAAGATTCCGCTTGTGGACTTGAAGAATGTCTACAACACGCTCTCCCAGATGATCAAGGCCGCGGGGCTGAAGACGCCGGAGAAGTATTTCACCGATCCGGAGAACGCTCCGCCCCAGCCACCCCAGGAAGCCCCGAACGACCAAGACCCGAACGCCACCGCACTGGCCCAGGCGCAAGTAGAGTCCGCCCGCTTGCAGCTACAGGGCAAGCAGATGCAGATTCAGGCCGACATGGAGAAGACCGCCGCTGAGCTGGAGATCGAGAAGGTAAGGCTCCAGCAGCAGCAAGTACAGCTTCAGATCAAGCAGGCCGAACTTGCATTGAAGCAAGCGGAAGCCGGCGCAAAGGCTGGGCTTGCTGCTCGCGAGCAGGACCGCAAGGACTTCGAGACCATCGCCAACGCGAGCCGCCCGCAGGTGCCCAATGCAGCTATCTGAGCAAGACCAGAAGGATTTCGACCGGTCGATCCAGGCCGAACGGATCATGCAGGAGCCGCTTGTCCTGGAAGCGCTTGCGACCATGGATCGAGACATCCATGCATTGTGGTCTGGTGAGGACATCCCTGATGGTGTCGTGCTCGGTGCAGCGGAGCGCGAAGAGTTGTACCGCATGCTGCAAGCGAAGAACCGATTTATAGCCGCCTTCGAGCGCTATTTGCAGAATGGTGCAACCGCGCGCCATATCCTGGGCCACGAGCCCCCGCGAAAGACCTTCCTGCAACGAATCAAGGAGTATTTGAAATGAAGAACCAAGACAAAGCGCAGCAGAAGCAATTGGTGAAAGGCCAGCAGACGGGCGGCTCGAATGACGCCGTGACGCCTGCGGACGTTCACGTCGAGCCGGTCAAGCCCGAAGCGCCGCCCGCGAAGCCCCCAGTTGTGGGCCAGCACGACGCAACGCAAACCCAGGTCGAGTACGCCGCGAAGGCCGAGTTGGAAGTGCCGGCCAAGGATCAAGCCCTGGACCTGCCGAAGTTCGACGCCTTTGTGCGCAAGCACGAGGACGCGGCGGCGGCAATGGGCCTGGTTGTCACTGGCCTGACTCACCCTGACGCACCCGATACGAACGGCATCTACCAAGGCCGTGACGCCGGTATCCGCGTCGCCAAGGGTCCGGCCTCGGCCCAGTACAGCGACGGCTCCAAGCACTGATTTTTACGGGCCTGCTGCCAGCCCTTGATGGCAGCCGTAAGAAAGACCAACCGACCAGCCGCCCATTGAGGCGGCTTTTTTGTTGGAGTCAAACCTTATATGGATGCAAGCAATGCCTGAAGATTTCACCCTGGAAAGTCTGGCCGCAACGCTGGAAGCGGAATCGCAAGTAGATGACGCGCGCGAAGACGAGGAAGCCCAACCGGAAACGGAGGCTGAGACGGACGAGCCCAGCGAAGAAGGCCAGGAGCAGGAGCCCACCGAACACGAGGGCGCCGAGTCGGAGGAACCCGAGGAAGGCGAGGGCGATCAACCCGAAGGGGAATCGCTGGAGGACCGCGTAATCAAGTGGAAGACTGCCGATGGAACCGAGTACGAGGCACCTGTAAAGGAATTGCAGGCCGGGTACATGCGTCAGCAGGACTACACGCAGAAGACTCAAGCCTTGTCCAAGGAGCGTGAGCAGGCGGAAAGCGAAATCCAGACCCGGGCGCAGCAGCAGTTGCAGGCCCTGAATCTGTACGGCGAGAAGATTGGCGAACTCCACATGGCGAAAGCAGCCGTGGCGCATCTGGAATCTGCTTTGCAGCAGATCAACCGCGAAGATGACCCGTCCCGCTACGCCCTGGTGCAGTCCGACCTAGCGAACGCCCGACAGCAGGCGAAGGAACTGACCGAGCGGCTCGGACAAGCGAATCAGCTTATGCAGTCCCAGCAGGCGGAGCTTGTGAAGAAGGCCCAGCAGGAGGCAGCCAAGGTATTGGCCGCTGAAATGCCGGACTTCCCCAAGCGGCTGGAAGCGTGGAACAAGCATGCGGTCAATACCTACGGCTTCTCGCCGCAGGAACTTAGCCGTGTGACCGACCCGCGCGTATTCCGCATGTTGGATGACGCGGTGAAGTACCGCGATCTGCAAACCCGCAAGCCGGAAGCTGTGAAGAAGGCTGCTGCGGCTCCCAAGAAGCCCGCGAAGCAGACCCGATCCACGCCTCCATCTTCCATTGACAAGGCCCTCAAGCGCCACGAAGCCCAGCGGGATGTGCATTCCCTGGCAGCGCTGTTGGCCGCATCTCGAAAGGACTGAAATCATGGCAAAACTCGCGAACAGCTTTGGCACCTACGACGCCGTAGGGGACAAGGAAGAGGTAGACGACCAAATCTACCGCACCGATCCGGAGGAAACGCCCTTTATCTCGGCTATCGGCCGAGGCAAGGCGTCTTCGGTGAATCCGGAGTGGCAGACCGACGCCCTGGAAGCGCCGACCAACAACAAGGTGGTTCAGGGCAACGAGCCCACGCCGAACGCTCTGACTCCCACGGTCATGCTGAGCAACCGTACCCAAATCTCGGAAAAGACCTACGCGGTCACCGAGACCCAGGAGGCGGTGGACAAGTATGGCCGCAAGTCGGAAGTCGCGTACCAGGACGCGAAGAAGATGATCGAGCTCAAGCGAGATATCGAATTCGCTGCGCTGCAAAACTCGACCGCCATCGCTGCGGCCACGGCGACCGCTCCCCAAGCGCGCGGTGTGCTCGGCTTCATCTACGAGAACACCAGCATCGCGCCGGACGGTGCGGACCCCAATCCGATGACCAACACGGCGCAGACGGACGGCACGCAACGGGCGTTCACCGAGGCTCTGCTGAACGAAGCGGCGACCAAGGCGTGGGATAACGGTGCGAAGTCGAACCTGGCGCTCTATGTCCCCTCGTCGCAGCGGGCGGTGTTCTCCGGCTTCGACGCCAACAGCACCAAGTTCACCGTGACCAAGGACACGACGCTGAACGCCACCATCGACGTTTACCGGGGTGACTTCGGTATCTACAAGGTCATCAACAGCCGCTACCAGCGGCAGCGCGAGGTGTTCGGCATCGATACCAGCCAGTGGACGCAGTTGGTCCTGCGCCCGATGAAGGCGATTGATCTGGCGAAGACCGGCGACAACCGCAAGCGCATGGTGAATACCGAGTGGACGCTGAAGTGCAAGGCCCCGCTTGGTAACTTTGCCATCCGAGACCTCACCACGGCGTAAGGAGCATGGCCCGGAGAAATCCGGGCCATTTTTACATGACCGCACGAATTCTCACGCAGCGTCCCGGCAAGGTCACTCGCTTCCTTGAGGCGGACGGCAAGTTTGCCATCGAGACCATACAGGACGTTGAGCCGGTGCTTGAGCACGCCAAGGCTTTGCACAACGAGGGACGACATACCCGGCCTGGCGGTGACCGCCATCTGGCGCGCATCCCCATTGTTGTCCTCGATGCCTGGGCCAAACGTCGCGGCGTGGGATTTGACGACGTAATGCGGGATGTGCGGCTGTTGGAGCAGTTCCTGAATGACCCGGATCACAGCAATTTCCGCGTGGACAAGAGGCCCGTATGAGCTTTGAGAGCTACGACGCCCTGGTCACGTCCATTGCAGGCTGGATCAAGCGTAAGGACCAACAGGCGCGGATTCCTGACTTCATCACGCTGTTTGAGAAGCGCATGAACCGGGTTCTGCGCACGTCCCGGCAGCGGACCACGGCAGCGCTTGCTGTCTACGCTGGATCCGCTGTACTGCCTGACGACTTCCTGGAGCCCATCGCGATTGACGACGGGGTGAACGAGCTTGGATTGCTGACGACCCTTCAGTACGGGCCTACCCAACTTGATTCCGGCTACTACGCGCTGGAGAACGGGATGATCCGCGTCTCGGGCACTACGGCATTGATCAACCTGCGCTACTACGCCCGTATTCCTGCCCTCGGCACGGGCAACCCAAGCAATTGGGTGCTGGATCATCACCCCGACGCCTACCTTTTCGGCGCCCTGACCGAGGCCGAGCCGTACCTGTTGAACGATGACCGTATGCCGATGTGGAAGGACCGTGGCGACACGGCTATCCAGGCTATCCAGTTGGCCGACGATCAAGCCCGCTTCGCGGGTGCGTCGCTCTCGATTGAACGCGCGAGGAAATAATGGCTGTTGAGACCACCACTGATATCCAGGGCCTTGACCCCACACGCCCCAATGGAAGTGACCCCAAGGCCGAAGGGGATGATCACCTGCGCTTGCTGAAGAACGTGCTTCAGCACTGCTTCGCCGGGTTCGATGGTGAGGTGTTGCTTGCTGCGTCGGAGGGACAGGGAGCGACGACGAATGACTACGTTTTGACGCTTACCCCTGCGCCGACTGCATACGCCGCAAAGACAGCGATCATCTTCCAGGCGACCCACGCCAATACAGGAGCCGCAACCCTAAAACTCGGCGCGCTGTCCGCTGTGTCGATTCTGAACCCAGAGGGAACCGCGCTGCGTGCGAACGCGATCACTGCGGGCTGCATGGTCATGGTGGTCTGCGACGGGACGAATTTCCGACTGATGGCCGGTAATAGCCAGGCAATCTACGACTACGTAGACCAAGCACAATTTCAATCAGCATTGCCCGGCCAAGCGTCGCAAGGAGGAAAGTTCCTGGCAACGAATGGAACTACGGCGAATTGGAAGGCAGCGCTGCCGACCTATCAGACACCACCCACGGCAAACGAGGGCCCGATTTACGCATGGGGCCATGCCGTCATGGAGTGGAACGGCACCGCCTATGCAAGAGTGGTGACGAAGCAGTATGTGGGCCTTGGGAACGTTGACAACACGAGCGACGCCAGTAAGCCCATCAGTAATGCGACACAAACGGCGCTGAATTCTAAGTTTGACAAGACCGGCGGCACGATCAACGGGTCGATCTCGGTAACTGGACAAGTGTCTTCCCCCGCCATTGTTTCCAGCGGGAACACCTACGCGGGTAGCGGTTCGGCGTATCTTGCTCCGGACGGAAACCTAGCCGGGCCAATCTGGGGAGGCGCGCTTAGCACCTACTTATCTGGCCAGCTTGGCGGAAAGGTAAACGCCCGCGCCGGCTTCGGAGGGCAGGGATACGTAATCAATAACTCAGCCAATATCGTCGCACTTGCGTGGGACGGTGTAGGCGTAAACATGGCGGTCGATAACACCGGGTTCGGGCGCTTGTGGACTACGACCATGTTTGATCCGAACACTAAGCAGAACGCTGGCAACTACGTGGGCGGCTCCGGCGCCACGATTCAAATTGTGTGGGGCGGAAGCATAAACAACGTCCGTCTGGTCATTAACGGCGAAGATCGCGGCCGAATCGTAATGGCCTGATCCAGACTGAAATGGCGATGATTCCCTTCCGCAACATGGGCGCCGGCCTGAACCTGGACGGCTTTCCCCATGAACTCGCACCGCAAGAGTGGTCACGCGGGCAGAACATCCGGTTCCGGGATGGCTACGCAGAGAAGTTCCAGGGCGACGCAAAGGTCAACGGCACCGTGCTGGCCGCGCCCTATGCCTTGTTCCCGACACAGGGCGTCATGGGTCGGTATTGGGTGTATGCCGGGCTCACGAAGCTTGTAGCGGTAGCGAATGCCGCCCATACCGACATTACCCGAACGGCAGGCCCCTACACCGGAACCGTCAACAACCGCTGGAATGGTGGCGTGCTGTCCGGTGTCCTGGTGGTGAACAACGGCGTGGACATCCCCCAGTTCTGGGGAGGCAACCCAGCTACGAAGGCGGCGAACCTGACGAACTGGCCTTCGACGCTGCGGGCCAAAGTCATGCGCCCGTTTCGGAACTTCTTGTTCGCGTTGAACTTGGTGGACAACGGGGCCGCTCGACCCTACGCCGTGCGGTGGTCCCATCCTGCGGACCCCGGAACGTTGCCCGTGTCGTGGAACATCGCCGATGCGACAAAGGACGCGGGAGAGTTGGACCTGGCTGACACGAGTGATGTGATTGTGGACGCTGTTCCGCTGGGAGAACGCCTGATCGTCTACAAGGAAAACAGTATTTGGGCGATGGACTATGTAGGCTCGCCCTATATCTGGTCCTCCAAGCGCATCATCGACGGGGTGGGGGCCATCGCTCAGGACTGCGTCGTGTCGTACCCGGGCGGCCATGCCGTGCTCACCCAGGGCGACGTTGTGAATTTCGACGGGGCGACGGCGCCCTCCATCGCGGACGGGCGTGTCCGCCGCTGGCTGTTCGACAACCTGAACGCGGATACCTACCAGCGCTCGTTTGCTGTGGCGAATCATCGCCGCAACGAAGCATGGTTTTGCGTCCCGCGCACCGGATCGGATTGGCCTGATACCGCGCTCATCTATAACTGGAAGGACGGCACCTGGGGTATTCGGGACATTCAGCAGGCATCGGCAGGTGCTTCCGGCACGATCGTCTATGACCTCGGAAACTCCTGGTCGAGCGATGCAGACCCCTGGGACGCTGACGACACCGCTTGGAATCAGTACGAGTACACCCAGGCCACGCCACGGCTGCTGCTGGCGTCTGCGGTCAATCAGTCCCTTGTGCTGGTGGACACGGGCAAGACCTTCCAGGGTACGCCCATGATGTCGCTGGTCGAAAAGACCGGGCTCTCGTTCGACGCTCCCGATGCGGTCAAGTATTGCAAGGGAGTCCGCCCTCGGTTTGAGGCGCAGGCCGGCACAGAAATCAATGTCTACGTTGGCTCCCAGGACGACTTGGAAGAGCCCGTGGAGTGGACCGGCCCAGTCCCGTTCGTGGTCGGGACGGATCTACAGGCGGACCTGGAGACAAGCGGCCGGTACTTGGCGGTGCGGTTCCAGTCTACCGGCATCGTGTCTTGGCGTCTTAAGCAGTTCGACATGGATGTCACTGTGGTAGGGGGCTACTGATGGCATACACAGTCGGAAACGCCCCCGCCGCTTATGACGCGCTGTGGCTCCAGAGCGAGCTCCAGAAGATTCGCGAAGCAATGAGTTCGCCTCAACCATTCGCCTTCCTGGAGCAGCAGAACGTTGCCCCTCCGAAGCCGCGAGAGGGGATGATTGTCCTTGCCGACGGTACGAATTGGAATCCGGGGCAGGGGCGTGGTTATTACGGGTACTTCGGTGGTCAATGGGTTCCGGCCGGCCTGCCGACTGGGACACAAGCAACGATCGCCGGAAAGCAACCGGCTGGCAACTATGTCACCCGTGGCGGTAACGCCGTGAATGTGAACTGGACCGCGCAGGGGACCACAGGCGCGCTGAAGCTGACCATCGACAGCACCAGCCAGAATTGGATTGTGAACACCCTGACGGGCAACATTGTGCAATTCGCTTGGGACGGGACCGGCCTGTCGGTTTACATCGACGGTACACGCATAGGCGCGGTTACGACGCACTGATATGGACTACCGACTGCAAGAAGGCTACGACGGTGTTGTGGCGACGCAGGATGACGGGTCGGTTCTGTGGATAGCCCGGAGTTCCGATGACCCTGCGTGGCTTTCGTATCAAGCCTGGCTCGCCAGCGGGAACAATCCGCATCCGTCTCCCCCGATGCCCGTTGTCGTCCCCGTGTCGGTGACCCGCTATCAAGCGCGTGCCGTGCTAGTTCAAACCGGGTTGCTTGACGCTGTGAATGCCTATTTCTCGGCGCTCCCGGACGGAAACCTCGACAAATTGGCCTGGGAAGAGGCCCCAACCGTGGAGCGCGATAGCTCGGCAACCGGGGCCGCCGCTCAGGCGCTAGGGCTGACAGCCGAGCAGATGGACGATCTCTTCGTCCAGGCCAAGACCTACTGACCATGACAGAACAAATCATCCGTATCCAGGGCGTGCCCTCTGATGCGGCGGCGGAGCTTTGGCCATTGGTTCGGGAATGGATCGCGGATGCGCTGGCCCGAGGCAACGCTCTTGAGACTACTGACGACGTGCTGGCGAAGATCGAGCGCCAGGAATACCAGCTTTGGATTGTGGACGACGGCAAGCCTGCTGCGGCTTTCGTCACGCGCATCGCTACGGGCTCGCTTGGGTCGGCGCTGGTCGCGGTTTGCCTGGGCGGCCAGGGGATGGAGCGATGGCTCTTTGCCGTCGAAGACGTGATTTGCGGCTTCGCCAGGGACAAGGGATGCAAGCGGGCCTACCTGCATGGCCGCAGGGGATGGGTACGGCAGCTTGCTCAATACGGGTGGGCCGAGGACACGGTTAATGTGATGAAGGAATTGTGAAATGGGCAAGTCTAGCGGCGGCAGCAACGATCAGACGACTACCTCGGAACCGTGGGACGGCGTTAAGCAGTACCTGACCGGAGGCGGTGGAACAACCACGAAGACCTTGCGGCCTGGCGCTGTGCCCATCGGCTACCAGCAAGAGGGAAACGGCGGCGACTACGACCCGGTGCGTGGGGGGCAAGGTGCACCGATCTATGCTGACAGTGACTACATCACCTCCACGACCGGTGGCACCCCGGGCATATACGGAGAGGCCGCTAACCTCTACCAGAATGGCGGCTGGAATCCACAGATGCAAGGGGTCGTGGATCAGTGGATGTCCGCGCTACAGGGTCGCGGCGTCAATCCGGACTATGCCCAGAGCATCCTGGATGGTGGCTCGGCACTCCTTCGTGGCGACAACTCGCAGGTTGACCTTGCCGCCGCTCGGGCCAGTCAAGGCGCACTTGACCCGACTGCCGCCCTTCAGCAAATCCTCTCCGGCCAGGTCAACAATCCCTACCTGGACGATCAGATTTCCGCCTTGGGCAACGACCTATCGAGCAACTTCCTTCAGAACGTGGCTCCTGGTCTGCGCTCCGGCGCGGTGGCAGCAGGCGGGTATGGCGGCTCTCGGCAGGGCATCGTAGAAGGGCTGGGTACGCAGGGCGTTACGGATGCTCTCGCTACTCAGGCTGCCAACCTGCGCGGAACGGCTTTCGAGAACGCGCAGAATCGCATGCAGTCCACGGCCCAGGCCCTGAACGACCAAGCGGGGACGGTGGCGCAGAACAACATCAACAACCGACTGAATGCTGCTCAGGTCGGCTCGTCACTCATCGGGACCGGGACGGCGATGCAGCAGCAGAACCAAGCCGCCGACGATGCCCGGTATCAGCAGATGCTGGCCCTTTTGGGCGCCGGAGACAGCTACAACTGGTCGAACCTCGGCAACTATGCGTCGATCATATCGCCTGGAGCCGGCATTGGTGGAACAAGCACCCTCACGGGCGGCGGGGGCTCGAATCCCATAGCCGGAGGTCTCGGAGGAGCGCTTGCGGGCGGCGCTATCGGCAAGAGTATTGGCGGTTATGGCGGCGTCGGTTCTCTGATCGGCGGCGGTTTGGGCCTACTTAGCGCAGTTTGAGGTGGACATGCCGATGACTTTCAATCCACAACTGATTCAGTCTCTACAGACAGCAGGGCAACAAGCTGAACAGGCACGCCGTCAACGAGAAATGCAGTTGCAGCAGCAGGCCCAGCAGCAACAACAGCAACAACAGCAGCAACAGAATTCCCAGTTGAATATGGCCCGGCAGCTTCTGCCAAAAACGGCACCTAATACCGCCTTGGGATCTACAGAGGGTATGACCGGCTCGTGGCTCCCCGTGCAGGGCGGCGGGCTCGGCGGCTTGGGCGGCACCATCACGGCTGCACCTACCGTCTTCGGCGGGGCGGCTACGAGCGGGATAGGAGCGGGCGGCACGCTGGGGTCCTTTGCGGCTGGTGGCAGTGGTGCGGCCGGGGGCGCAGCAGCCGGTGGTGCTGCGACGGGTGGCACTGCCGCCTTGGGCGCGACTGGCATAGGCGCTCTTGTGCTGGCGGGCATCGCCAACGAGAACTATGCGAAGAGCCACGGATTCCGCCGCGACGGGGCGGACTACTACAAGGACCTTGCGACCGGGCGCGTTTTGAGCCAGGACGTGGACAACCGATGGTCCCCGATGCTGTTCGGGAAGAACGACAACATGGGCTTCGGACACGACATGTCTACGGCTGCGGACCTGGGATCGTTCCAGTTCGGCAAGGCATTCAAGGACTTCAAGAAAAGTTCGCTGCTTACGGGCTTCGGCCTGTTCGACTAAGGGGCACACATGGCGACTATGGACGATTCCAGCGGCGGCGGGTTTTTTGGCAGCCTGCAAGACCCGCAGACCTATGGGCTGCTGGCGGCTGGCCTTGGCATCCTGGCGAACGCCAACGGCCCGAACTCGCGCAATGCTATCGGCGCTGGGGCGCTCACGGGCCTTCAGGCGGCACAGGCAGCACAGCAGAACGCCTATCTGGGCGACTATCGCAAGGCGCAGGCGGCGAAGCTGCAACAGGACGCTGAGAAGAACCGGGTCGTGCTCGACATTCTGGGGAAGGTTGGCGGCCAGTCGCAACCGGGAGCACTGCTGGCAGGGGCCATGCCTCCTAATAGTCCGTCCGCTATGCCAAGCGGTGGCCCGCAAGGGTTTCCGCTGTCTCTCCAGGACGTGACGGCCTTGAAGTTGGCAGGCGTCGATGTATTCGATCAGTACAAGTACGCCAATGACGGGGTGAAGCGAGACCCGGGTGCCTTCTACGACAACCCCGTGACGGGGCAGCGTGAGTACATCCCAAAGGTCCCGGAGGGGTTCAACCTGCAAATGGGCGCGGATGGAAAGCCGACAATCGCCCCGATAGCTGGTTACCTGCAAGGGACGGCGACTCAAGCCGGTGCTACGACCGACGCTCAGGAGGCTGCAAAGGCCAAGTATGACCTCGTGGCGGTCCCGCTACCCGGCGGTGGCACCCAGTTGATGCCGCGGGCCCAAGCTGCCGCGCTGCTGGGCAGTGAGTCGGCCGGACGGCCTTCTGAGGCTGCTGGGGGGGCTGCGTCTGGGTCGGCCGCAGGACTTGGTACAGCGCCAAGCGCTCAAGTCGTCGCTGCTCGCGCCGAACTGCCCAAGCTGGATACTCAAATCACGCAACTGACCTCGACCATCGACAAAGCACTTGTGCACCCTGGCCTGAAGTATTCAGTAGGCCCGTGGTCTGTAGCCCCTACCATCCCCGGGACAGATCAAGCAGATTTCCGCGCCATCCAGGGGCAACTGCAAGGGCAGGCATTCTTGCAGGCGTATCAGTCCCTGCGTGGTGGGGGCGCGATCACCGAAGTAGAAGGACAGAAGGCCGAGAACGCCATTGCCAGGCTCAACAGCGCGCAAAGCGAAGGGGCTTACCGTGAGGCCCTGGGCGATCTAAAGTCTGTGCTCTCCGCAGCGCGGGAGCGTGCGTACAAGCAAGCCGGGCTCGATATCCCATCTGCCGATAGTAAGGAGGCAGGTAGCAGCGCTGGCGGGGCTCGCAAGGTTACTCGTCGGGGAACCTACAACGGTCGGCCCGTCGTCCAGTACAGCGACGGAACGGTGGAGTACCAGTAATGGCAGACTTGGATGACCTCATCAGGTTGGTTGCGCAAGCTGAAAGCGGTGGACGCAGCTTTGACAGGCAGGGCAACCTGATAACCTCTCCTGCTGGCGCGCAAGGGATGATGCAGGTAATGCCGGCTACGAACCGCGATCCAGGATTTGGCGTGAAGCCTGCCGCAGACGATAGCGAGGCAGAACGTATCCGGGTTGGACAGGACTACTTGCGCGCGATGGTGAACCGGTACGGGGGGAGCGTCCCGCAAGCACTGGCTGCGTACAACGCCGGCCCGGGGCGTGTTGACGCTGCAATCCAGAAGGGTGGCGATGACTGGATGTCGCTGCTCCCCCAAGAAACTCGGAACTATGTGCCGAAGATCGTTGCGGGGCTGATGCCCAAACAGGGAATGGGCGACCGGATTGCTTCCGCCGTATTGCCTTCTGCGAATGCGGCGCAGCCCATCGACCCAGCCAAGGTTCAATGGGAATCTCCGTCCACGGGTGAACCCATCGATGCGTCCAAGGTGCAATGGGAGGAAAGCGGGGCTACCGCGCCAACCGAAGCCGACGTACAAAGCCGTCCCGCTACATTGGAGCAACGCATAGTGGCAAGCCCTCCCATGCGGGCGCTGCGCGGTGCCAAGGACGTTGTAGACGCTGGCGCGCAGATGTTGGCGCATGCTATCCCTGAACCGGTTGTCAATGCTGTGAATACGGGGGCTCAGATTCTGAACGACCTCCCACTGATTGGCCCCGTCACGAAGGCGGTAGGGTTGACTCCCGCCACGCCCGCTCAGTTGGATACGTCCCTGGCGAACGACGAAAAGGCGTACCAGGCCGCGCGCACCGCGACCGGGCAATCTGGGCTCGACGCTTACCGCTTGGCTGGGAACGTGGCGGCAACTGCCCCAATCTTCGCTGGAGTTCCAGGGGCGGCTGTGACGCTGCCCCAGCGCATCGTTGCAGGTGCTGCCGGGGGCGCTGCCACGGGGTTACTGAATCCAGTTCTAGAGGGCCAATACACTCCAGAAGAGAAACTCAGCCAAGCGCGCCTTGGCGCCGCATTCGGCGCGGGTGGCTCGACGCTCGGGGGGCTAGTTGGCCGAGCCATAGCGCCCAAGGCGGCTAGCAACCCACAGATCCAAACTTTGCTCAAAGAGGGCGTGACCCCGACGCCTGGACAGTTGCTTGGTGGCACCGCTCGGACTATCGAGGACAAGGCTATCAGCGTTCCCATCGTCGGCGATGCCATTCGAGCTGCCCGTACGCGAGGGGTAGAGGACTTCAACCGGGCGGCGCTCAATCGCGCTGTTGCTCCGCTGGGCGAGAAGGTAACCAACGTCGGCCGCGAGGGGATGCAGGAGGTTGACCAGATTATCGGCAATGCCTACGACTCCCTGCTACCCAAGCTGACCTTCCGCGCGGATGCCAAATTTGGGCGGGACCTTGGCAAGTTGCAGCAAATGGCGCGCTCCCTGCCCGATGGCGGCAAACAGTTCAACGATATCGTCTCGTCCCAAGTGGGATCGAGGCTAACCAACGGGTTCGCGGACGGCCAGGGCTTCAAGCAGATCGAAAGCGAAATCGGCCGGTTAGCCACCAACTACCGCAGCAGCGCTGTCGCCAGTGAGCGCGACCTAGGGAACGCGCTTGGTGAAGTCCAGACTGCGCTAAGGGAGGCGCTGCAACGCGCCAACCCGAAGAACGCTCCGGAACTGTCCAAGATCAACAAGGCGTATGCCCAGTTCACGCGACTGCAACGGGCAGCGTCTATGACCGGTGCGGATGACGGGATTTTTACCCCAGCGCAATTCTCCAGCGCAGTCCGCGCTTCTGACAAGACGGCTCGGAAGAACGCCTATGCCAAGGGCACCGCCATGATGCAGGACTTGTCGGATGCCGGCCGCAGCGTGATGAACAGCACGATTCCGAATTCCGGCACGGCAGACCGGCTGTTTGCTGGGCTTGGTGCGCTGGGTACGGGGTTGTATAGCCCGGCGATCCCGGCAGGCTTGCTGGCTGGCGCTATCCCATACCTTCCCGGGGTGAGCCGGGCCGCTGCTGCTGCCATGGCTCGTCGGCCGGACGCTGCGATCAAAGCCGGGGGGCTTTTGGAACAAGCCTCGCCCGTGATTGGGGGGCTATTGGGACTGGCGGCCCGATGACCGTAACCGGGCCAACCCACGGCCGAAGGTCTTCCCTAAGGCATACCTAGCGCTTCGCTTGCTGTGATAGCAGTCGCCGAGGAAATGGCAGATGGCCCACCGGATGAAGGGTATCAATCCGATGATGAATGCCGCTATGGCAATGCGCATTGACTGTTCGCTCATACGCAGATTCTACGATCAACCGCCGCCGAAAGGCGGTTTTTTTACGCCTAGAGGGGATAGGTAATGGCAGATGAGCCAAAAGAAGGGTGGATGGTCAGCGCCAAGATGTTGGTGTCTATGGTGGCGTCTGCGATGGTCATTCTCGGAACCGTACTGGGCGGCTGTGGGTGGGTTATCGGCCTCTACAACGGAATGGACAAGCGCCTCACCATCGTTGAGGCCAGTAACGCTCGGATGGGCGACGACATCCGCGATATCAAAACCATGCTTAGCCAACTCATGATGAACCGCGCCGACAACCGGCCGGACATGCAACGGTGGTCCAAATGAAGATAGCCCTAGCTGATAACTGGCGTGAGCTGCACAAGCGCTCCACCGTCATTGCAGCGTCCGCCTTCGCGGCTCTGACCGCCTTCGGTCCGACGCTCATTGATGCATGGAACATGGTTCCGTCCGATCTGAAGGCGGCATTGCCGGAAGGAACGGCCCGATGGGTGTCTGTCACGGCATTCCTGCTGATGATCTTTTTCCGCTACACGAAGATTGAGCGCAAGAAGGAGGGCGACGATGGGCGGGTATGACCTTGCGACGCTTCAGGCCGAACTTGTGAGGGACGAGGGGGAGAGGCTCAAGCCCTACAAGGACACGGTGGGCAAGACAACCATAGGTATCGGGCGGAACCTGGACGACGTTGGAATCAGTCACGACGAGGCGCTGATGCTGCTCGCGAACGACATTGTGCGGGCGGAGCTTTGGCTAGACAGGAATCTGCCTTGGTGGCGGGACCTGGAGCCGGTACGGCAGCGGGTGCTGGTGAACATGGCGTTCAACCTGGGCGGGCGTCTGCTGTCCTTCAAAAACACCCTTAAGGCTGTACAAGCCCACGATTGGCAGGCCGCCCATGACGGGATGCTCGATAGCCTATGGGCTCGTCAGGTTGGTGCAAGAGCCAAGCGCCTTGCCTACATGATGCTGACGGGAGAACCGGCATGAGCGCGCTTCTCGGAATGCTTGGCTCCATCTGGCCCGCCGTGGTCGGCGCAATTGGCGTCCTGGCGGGACTGGTCTTCGGGTACATCAACAAGAAGGCGGCTGATGCTCGGGTGGCGCAGGCCGGCCAGAAGGTCGCAGAAGCGAACGCCGCCACCGAACAAGCGAAGGCCCAAACCGCCACGGTGCGCGACGCCGAGGCGCAAGCGAACGCCGCTGCCGCTCAGGCCGGCGCGCAGTCCATCAAGGAGCGTGCAAATGTGGAAAATGACGTGGCTTCTCTGCCTGCTGGGTCCGCTGCTGTCCAGTTGCGCAACGAATGGTCAACCGGAGCCGGCAGAGCCGATCCAGCCCGAAGTACAGGTGAAAACTCGGATCGTTGATACGGCTTGCGACTGGACCAAGCCAATCTATGTCGATAACTCGGACGTGCTGACCGATGGAACGGCCCGGCAGATCCTGGCACACAATCTAGCCGGGGCCAAAGCATGCGGTTGGAAGCCGAGGAAGTGATTCTTGCGGCAAGACCGAGCGTGGCTCCGGCTTCCGCGCTCGAACTGTCTAGTATGGTAGAACATCGGCTGAAATGTCTACTTTATTAGACACTTCTTATCGGTAGCGTCGGCCTCCATAGGCTCGCAACTTCTCTATGTTGACAGTCAAGAATTGGCGGTGTGCTTCAGAGCCATCCCCGAAATAGAGTGCGTCGAGGTTCTCGTCCACTATCTCCCGGGCTGGTTTCGTGGACGCAATAGCGTCTTGTACGGCGCGGAAGCGGGCCGCTTGTTCGCGGGCCATTTGCATCCGGAAGTCAAAATTTGCCAGCGCTCCGACCCCGAAGAACACGAGCGTCGCTCCGGCGACAAAGCCGCGCGCCTCAACTGTGAGCGCAACCGATAGCGCCATCCAACACAAGACCGGGAGCGCAGTGACTAGTATCCCGTAATGCCCGTCGTGGCTATGCGTCCAGGGAACTGAAGTGGGTGCCCGGCCTGCGCCAACTGCCAGCACCAAGACGCCCATAGCCAAGAAGGCGCCTCCCAATATTGCTCCGTTGAACGTGGCGTACTGACGGCCTCGCACGTAAGCCACGATTGCGCTCACGTATAGGGCGGCGAGAGCCACAGTTTTGAGCGCTCGGTCCGGGGTGGCCCACTGCATGAGGTTGGCAGAAACCATGTGGTAGACCCATAGCAATGCGGCATGCGCAGTCATCGGCGCGACACCAGAAGCCGAGGATGGACGCCAAAGAGCGACTTGCAAGACGACTGATGTCACCGCCGCGACTGTACCGATAAGCGCGGCACGGTGCATCTTCAGACGCCGGGAGCGCATATACACCATGACTGACAGGACACAAGGCGCGGCAAGCACCGCTCCATTCATGCCACACCAAGCGCAGAAGGCGAGCATCCAGAGCGCCGCTGTCAGGTATCCCGGTCGGCCGCCCTTGCCGTATGACGTTCCAAAAAAGAGGAACAGGCCTAGGAACAACAGCCCGGATAGGAATTGGAAGTTAAACGCCAGGTAGGTATACGATGCGCCAAAGGCAACGAGCGTGGCCGGCGCTAGCAGATCGCCGAGGTGTGAATACCCTCGGTAGTTCCGAGCGGCCAGGACGAACGCCGCAGACGTGAGACCCGCCGTGGCGAAGTTCAGCGCGATCAGGTAGCGGAAGTCGTATCCGTCAACCCACAGGACGACGGCATGCAGTAGCTTTTGGATTGGGATTCGGTGGTCATTGTGCAGAGCGAACAGGTATTTCACGAAGCCCCAACTCGGGCCTTGCACCACCCCGTCGATATAGAACCAATCATCGACAAACGGGAAAATCCGGCTTTGAACCGCCACGTAGAAGACGCCGGGTATAACAACCACTGCTGATGCCAAAAGGCAAAGGTATGTGATCCAAGTAGAGGGTGCTCGCTGCGGCGTCACTTCGCTTTCCTTGACGTGGTCAATGGGCGCAGAGTGTAACGCTTGTGACGTGCTTGTCACGTGTCACTACGACCAGGTAATCCACCAGCCCTGGTAGAACCGCCGACCGTCGATTTCTTCGTACCCCCGGACCATCATGCCTCGGTCGGAGACGAACGTCAGAAGCTGGGGTTCCAGCAGGTCTGGGATGCGCGGCGGGCGCGACGCCCCGAATTGCTCGAAGGACGCCACGGTCAATATTGGCACTGCACGCTTCAAGCTTTCGTGGTGGACGGTCTGCATGCGTACCGTACCTTTGATGGGTATGTCGTAGTCCTTGGCCTGCAAGGGCTCGCCCATCCGGTGCGTTCGGACAATGTTGCACGTGAGCATGGTAGAGCATGTTTGAATACTGTATGGATAAACAGTATATCGCTCTATCCAAGTCCGAATGCAGCCCTGATTTCGTCGCCTGCGGAACCGTCCTCATCCGTATACCGGTCCCCCAGGGCGGCGCAGTGGCCGACGATTGTCCTGGTGTACTCCAGCAACTCCGGTGTCATCTCGCCGTGCGGGGGTAGGACGCCTGCAGCAATGGCGATGGTGTGCAGGTCATCCTCGCACAGCGCGCAAGATTCGACTTCTAGGTCCATGGTCATTCCTCGTCTGTAGCCACTGCCGTCTTGACGACCGGCTCCGCCACCAACTGCTCGGCAGGGTAGGGATTCAGGAAGTCCATGGTATCCGCGGCGCTTGCCGTGAGCCAGTCGCCATACGCACCATCCGGCAGGATCACGACCATGCGCTTTTCGTCGCCGGGCCGGTGGTAGTCCTTGAACAGCGGGTGGTGGTCGGCGTTGATCGTCAGCATCGTGTAGCTTTCGATCCATTCGCCAGTGGGCGCGCGCCACTTGTCCCACAGGCCGGCGATGCCCAGTGGAGCACCATCGGCCCGGGTGAACCGGGTCGCCACGGCCTTTCCGGATCGCCAGTCCGGCTCAAAGACCGCATCGGCTGGGATGATGCAGTGCTGCCCCTTGCGCCACGCATTGCCGAACGTGAACGACTTGGCGGCGCTCTCGGATCGGGCGTTGAACGTGGACAGCTTCTGCGCCTTCTCCGCGTTGTCGGGCCGGGTCATGGCCGATATCAGGCCCCAGCGCCCGACGACCGCCTCCCGCTCCGGTACCGCCTCGTCGCCCGACTCCCACTCAGCCGGCCGGCGCACGAACACGCCGGGGTAGCGGGGCCACATGTCGGACTTGGGAATCGGGATGCCGCGAGCGCGGAAGTAGCGCTCCATCTGCTCGGCTTTCTTCAGGGCGGTGTAGTGGGAGCACATATCGACGCCTCAGCTCGCCTATTACTGATAGATTCCGAATTTAGATGGCAACTCGTCTATTACGCGCTTGATGTCCTTTGATTGCACATACAAGTCTTCATACGCGTGCGAGGCATCATTGTCTATGATTAGGATGGTCGCCCCCTCAATGGTTCGCGCGCCGGCCAATTTTTCGGGCGATATCGCACGCAACCGCCGTGCAGGGGGCCTACGCCCCCAGATTTGAATTCCGTCCACAATGAAAAAATCGGCGATGTAATTCAGCGTTCCATCTGGAGTCTTGTCTAAGCGCATGCGCTCCGCTGCAGTGGCTAACAGTGAAGGCCCCTCCAAAGCCTCGTCATAGACGAGAATCGCCGCAGTCCTTAGTGAAATCCGCTTGGTGAGGCTGAGGACCAATAAGCCCTCAAGACGGCTTCTTGCGCCTTGCGGTAACTGAAGCCATTGCCACCCGGCAAATACCAGTAAACACAACATGGCGGCGTACCACAGCCAACTCACCGACGTGTCCCAGGCCTTGCCGATAATTCCCGACACGATGGCCAAGGCTAGAGGATTCTTCGCCCACTGTTCCACAGGCTGTCGAAGTTCTTGTTTTGGGAAGTGGAGTATAGAGCGGGTGCGCCGGTAAGAAAAAGAACCGCCCTACTGGGCGGCAAAGGCTCGTGTGCGGGGTCCGGTACCAGGCCGAACCCACCACCAATTCTGTAGTGGAAGAGCAGGCTCTGGAAGCCGGGTTATCCACAGGGATGGCGGGGCAATGTCAAGAAAACCCCACACAGCGCCCAAATGCAAAACGGCCTCCATTGCTGGAAGCCGCGTATTTACTGGAGGCGCAAGCCGGAATCGAACCGACGTACACGGATTTGCAATCCGCTGCATAACCACTCTGCCATTGCGCCGACAGTTGCCCGGTAGGCACCGAGGCAAGCCCGGCATTCTACATCAAGCGGCG